CCACAGACCACCGTGTCGAGCCGTAACGTCGGCCGTGCTCCAACAAGTGAGAGTGTGGAAGAGGAGAATGTGTGGCACAAGAACGACTTCGAGTTGACAACATTTGATGTTACGCGTCAGATGGAGTGCGATTCACGCTCACCTGAGGAGATTGAGGCATATGTTGCGCCGAACGTTGTGCACTTCACGACGACACGTATAGATGCCAATGGCCAAACTGTACTTCGGAAGGGAAAAGCCCTTTGCATCCGTGGGCACATATACGTAACAGCTGCACACACTCTGCCTAAGGGCCGTTATACCATGCGAGTGGTGCACGGTAGTGCAGGAAGTGTGGGTCTGCAGGAAGTCAGCACTGAGATGTGTGACACTGATGTTGTAACTATGGAGAACAAGGAGGTTGCATTTTTCCGATTGCGATGTTTACCACCCAAGAAGAACTTGTTACCACTTATCGCAAAGGATAGTGCGAACTTCGTGGCTGCAGGACGGTATGTACTTCGCTCACCCGAGGGGTGTGTAGAAAGTGTGCGTGTGGTGAATATTTCAGCAGGTGGACATTTCGTCTGTGAATCTATGGAAGTGGATGCTGTGTGGAATGGAAACGCATCACCACACACAGTAGTAGGTCAGTGTGGGATGCCACTGATCGCTTTCACGGGTCGTGGTCCAATGATTTGCGGACTCCACGTGGCAGGCGGAGGTCCGCGTGTCGCGGCTGCGAAGTTCACAGTTGAACTGGCGCAGAAGGGATTGGACGCCTTCACTGAGCCCCATGTCGAAGCTGGAGCACCCATGTTGAGTGCCCAAGGCTATGACAGGGAATTGACGAACCTGCATCACAAGTCGGTTATGTCTTTCATCCCTACGGGGAAGTGCAATGTGTATGGTTCATTCACTGGTTTCCGGCCGCATGGACGGAGTTCGGTGGTGCCAACTGTGATCCGGGACGCTGTTGTCAAACGTGGGTACACCGAAGACTTCATGGCCCCCAAGCTGGGGTCGTGGGAACCATGGCGCTTAGCAGCGCTCGATATGGTGAACCCCGTTGAGCGCATGAAGACCGATGTCCTGGCAAAGTGTGTGGAAGCTTTCAAAGAAGATATTGAAAGAGAGCTACCCAGTAGTGAGTGGAAAGAGATCCACGTACTGGATGATTTCACCACTATGAATGGTGCTCCGGGTGTGAAATTCATCGATAAGATCAACCGGAACACGAGTATGGGGAATCCCTTCAAGAAGTCGAAACGCCACTTTCTCGAACCAGTTGAGAGTGAGAATGACGTTTCGGATCCACAGATGTACAACGCCGAGATCCAACAGCGCATTGATCACATGCTGAACACGTATATGGAGGGACGCAGAGTGATGCCTGTGTACTGCGGCCACGAGAAGGATGAAGCTATGAAGGAGAAGAAGGTGAAGGCGATGCAGAATCGCATTTTCACCGGAGCTCCAGGCGACGCAGCGCACATCACGCGTAAATATTTCTTGACGCTGATTCGTGTGATGCAGCGCAACAAATTTGTGTTTGAGTGTGGGCCTGGTACTAACCCCTTGTCAACCGAATGGCAGGAGATCAGGGAGCACA